GCCACCGCAACATCAGTTGCTGTCCACTGAGCAGATCCAGCGATTGTACCTAAGGTTGTGATTGATGTTTGACCAACATAAGTTGATGCAATAGTAATAGCATCAGCACTTACACTAATTTTATCCGCTGTACCAACAGCATCAATCGTGTTACCATTTTTAGTTAAACCATTACCAGCAGTAATTTGACCAGCACCAGAGAATTGTTCAAAGGTTATGGCTGTTGTACCTAATGTAACTGCACCGTCCGTGCTCATTACATAACCATTATCACCGTTTAAAGTACCTTCTTCAGCAAAAGTAAATGCACCTGCAGTTAATTCAGAAGCAGCATCTGCATCTGGAGTTCTTGTTAGTACCCAGTTAGTTGAACCATCACCAACGGTTGTTACTTTATAGAAACCGTTTTGAGCTGCTGTTGTTTGATCTTTAACAAGTACCCTGTTTGTTGCAACAAGAGTTACACCATCAATTGCAATTGCAGCTTGTGTACCAGAGTTTGTTAGTGTGCCAGCGCTGTTATTATAAGTTGCGCCTAAGTTAGCGGTTGTGACAACACGAACAGATGCTTTAACATCTAGACCGTTTGCAACACTATCTACATAAGTTTTATTAACAAGTGAATCTGAAGTAAATCCAGCACGACCTTGATAACCAGAAGGAACCGTAACAGTACCTGATCCGTTAGGAGTAAGATCTAAATTGCCGTTTGCATTAGTGGTTGAAATTACATTACCATCAATTGTGATATTATCAACATCAACAGAAGTTAATGAGTTAAGATCAGAATTAAGTGTTACTACACCAGATGATACCGTTAAGTTAGTTGCATCAAATGAAGCTACACCCTTATTAGATGATGATGCTTCTTCACCAGTAATTGTGATAGTATTAGCAGATACAACCGTATTAATACCTTCGCCAGCGGCAAATGTGAGGGTCTCACCAGTGTTAACTACATCAGATGTGCCACTTTCGGCAGCAACTGTAAATGAACTAATTACTGTAGCAAATGTTAGGTTGCCTGAACCGTCTGTTTGTAAAAACTGTAAAGCTGTACCATCAGCTCTTGGATAATTTAATCCATCTAATACAACATAACCAGCACCGTTTGGTGTAAGAACGATATTACCATTAGTATCTGTTGATGTAATAGTATTGGTACTACCTGTAACGGTAATATTACCAATGTTAAAATTATCTATTTTTGAATTTGAATCGACTATAACTGCTGATGACGCTGTTAACGTACCCGCAGCATGGTCCATCATATCTGTGTATAACTGTCCGCCTATTATTCTTGCTACTACATCAGCACCTGATGTTTCACCTATGAATAATTTATCTGATGTAAATGAATAGGCTTGTTCACCGACCGCTAATGCATTTGTAGCTGGCGCGCCGGATCCCGTACTATATTTGGTTATAATTACTGTACCTGACATATCTGTCTCCTAATTGATTTGTTTGCGACCGTGCTTAAATACATGTGTTAGAAACTACCGCCTATTATTTTTAAATTTACATTACTTACATCAGGTCTAACTTTAAAGGTTGATGTTGCATCATCCCATAAAATTACTGACCCGTCGGTTCTAGCTGTTGTATCTACATCAGTTAGACCTGCTAAAGATTGTCCAGCAGTTAATGTCATATTTCTAGCTACAATAACTTTGCTAGATGTTCCTGCACTTGAAAGTCCGCGTGCAGCCGTAATTTTACCTTGCAATGCCATTACACTGTTACCCCTGGATTAATTGTTATTTGTCCCTCAACAACTCTGGTTTTCTCACCATTACTTGTCTTGGTTATTTCTACATCATACACATATCGCCCAGCCTTCATTCCATTCGTGACTGAGTTCGACAATGCTATACCTAGTATACCTTGTAGAACACTTACTATTGTAACAGTAAAGTCAACCTTGGTACTAGATGAATATGTTTTTCTAATTTGACCTGCGCCAGTATATCCTGTTAAATTTGCAACAGTTCCACTTGAATCTTGCACAACTATTTCTGCTGAAAAATCTGCTCCTTGGTCAACACTTAAATTCGATAATACTGCCATTGTTAATACCTATTTATAAAATTATTGTTTTACGCACCCGCACCGTGCAATGTTTTAATTACTGATCCGTTCGATGCATATATTATTAATGTTACTAAATCTTTTAACTTGGCGGCTGAGACTGCATCATCAGCAATATCAGCTTCAATAACATTACCTACACCACTTACTGTTGCAATACTTACATCACCTAAATTTGTTATTGTACCAGAACCTGTAACAGCACCGGTCAAAGTAATTGTTGGATCGCTTAAATTAAAATCTAATTTCCCAGTACCTGTATTATAATCAACGTCAAGACCAGATTCAACACCACCAGTGGTTATTGTGTCAATTATTGCCTTCACTCCAGCATCAAAGTCTGTAACATTAGCTACAACATGACTATGTCCATTGGCTGCAATTGCTAAATCTATTTCTCCATTAGTATCATCATACGTGGCTGAGATACCACCTGTTTGTGTACTACCCGTAAACATTGCACCAACAGTATCTTCAAATACTTCGCCCGCCGTAACAAACTTTGTGGCAAGATCTGTTCCACCGTAGCTTAATGTTGTAGCATTTAAGTTACCATTCACATCTACTTTATGAGTTGCATGAGGAGCTGCACCAATACCAAGACGCTGACTTGTATTCATTGTCATTGTAGTACCTGAACCAGCACCTAATGTTAAAGCTGTTGCTGCTCTAATACCAGGAGATGCACCACTTGCTTCACGAACAGTAAGCAGTCCGGTCATTGTATCACCAGCAACCGCTACATAAGCAGCACCGATGCCATCTAATTCAGTATGTAATTCAGCAATCGCAGGACCAACAGTGGCTGCAGTTGTTCCCATCGCAGCAGCTGAGATTGTGCCTAGCTTAGTATTTATAGTACCAATATTTGAAGTTGCTGTGGTTACTTCACCATGCACTTCTTCAATAGCCGGAGCTAATGTTTGTGCTGTAGTGGTCATATTAGTAGCACCTGCTTTACCACCATCAAATGCATATTGAGCATCTAGAATAGCTACTAGCTGGGTCTCATCGCCATCATAATCTGATAAACTAAATGATGAACCTATACCTAGAGTTGCAGCAATTGTTTCAACGTCAGCATGGTTTTTGTTTACTGCTTTAGTTATTGTAACATAAGTATTACCAGCATCCCATAGAGCATCAACACCAATAAGTGCTGTATTAGCTTCTACTTCATTATCACGTATATTCAGAGCAGCGACAATAGTAGTTGCACCTGAGTCAGCAGATGTTAGTGTATCTAAATCACCAATCGCAGTACCTAGCTCATTAGTCTTAACTCTCCATTGTTCAAATGTATTTGCTGTTGTTACGTTTACCGTGTTTGCCATATTATCTCTCTATTAATTGTTTAAGCATCATTTTAATTTCTGATACATCATTTTCTAATTCGTTTAATCTATTTGCCTCAGCTTTCATCCTTGCTCTATTAGCAGAATGTTGATCACCTTCGCTACCAATATTTATAACAGCGCCTGAATTTGTGTCTCTTACCAAATTACTATGTCCTTGTACTGGTATATGCATTATACTTTCAAAGCTATTGCTCTTAGATCTTGACACATTGGTATATAACTTGTACCAGTAGATCTCATTACAATCTTAATTGCAAATATAGTAAATGTAGCTGCAGGTGTAATATCATATACTGTTTCATCAAACGTAGATCCATCCGAGAATTTCACTGTTGTATTAGGTGTAGCTAACACCCATGACTCAGCATCAAACGTTGCTGCAGTATTACCAGTCTTATGATACACATCAACGAATGTTCCGTTTGGTCTATTAATATCTAGGTACATTTTAATTGCATCTGATGTATCTTGTAATTCAATAGTTTTAGTGACGTACTTCGCTAAGTTAGAACCTAATGAAGGAGTTGTCTCTGCTACTACAGTACTAGTACCACCATCGATTCTGTTACCAATAGTAATTATAGAACATCTTTCCATATCAATAACAGGTGATAGGTAAGGATCAGTTGTTTTAAATTCACCATCAAGTTGTATTGTAGCTGTTGCACCAGCTTTAATTACTTTAGGATATAAAGGAGTATAATTTTCATTAAGTACAATGGCTGAAGGTGTTGAAAGATCGATAGTTCCAGTAGACATTAATGAGTCTTTAACTGTCCATGTTTGTGTGGTATCAGGTAGTACAATTTTTTGTACAACTGGATGTATTGTATTCCAAGCTAGATTTTGAGTTGCAGTACAAGCAGTACCACCACCATTACCAGCAGTAATCGCAAGAACATGACCAGCAGCGGCAGTCGTAATAGTATAACTGTCTATCGTTACAGAAACAATTGTATGTGTAATATTTAACTCAGCCGCCGTATAACCGTTCGTAGCAGCGAAGCCAGCAAACGTTACTAATTCACCTGCTTTCATACCGTGATCTCTATGAGCCACAGTGAATGTATTAGCCGCACCGGCAGTAGATACAACAGTTGTTAATGGATTTGCTACTAATTGACGTGAAGGTAATGCAGCATTTTTAAGTACACAATTCTTTGTGTCTGTAGTAAACACAGCTCTATTAAGTGTAAACATTAAGTCTTTATTCTGATCAGCAGTCCATGTAGAAGCATTCTGTGATTTGAATAATACACCGTTGTATGGCTGTTGACTTATTCTATTACCATTTTGATCTTCATCACCAATCTGAGCATAACGCACATGGTATTTATTTGAGTTAGATATAACAGTTATTGCATATTCAACACCATCTTGTAAGAATACAGGAGATGGGAATGTGAATACAGTTGCAGCAGTTGTGCTAACAGCACTTGGATTAAGTGTTACATCAGCGAATGGAACAACTGTTTGAGTTGGGAAACCATTAACCATTTCACGTAGTTGTACTTGAACCGGTATAGCATCATCTTTAGTAGTAAAGTTAAGAGCTACTGAAATAACAAATGCAGATCTGTCAAGTAAAATAGATTGAGCAAGAGGATCACCCCATCTTCTTGGTCTTGGATTTGATCGTCTTTGTCCTGTATCACCACTAGCTGAATTTGTTTGAGTACCAGCAGAAGTTTTCTGAATGAATGGAGTTCTTGTTGAAATAATAACATTCTCTCTCGTTTCAATTAAGCCTGAAGCTGTATACATTGCAGATGCAGATGTAGTAGTTATCTCATCATTATTAGTAGATGATTGTGTTAGCTTAAATTCTTTTTCACCTGTAGGGAAATTGAGTGCACTATTATTAGGTATTAAGAATGTACCTGACACAGTACCGTTAGCATCAGTCGTTAGAGTGGATGCACCACCTGGATGAGCAGTGACTGTATTAACACCTACCATCGGAGCATATGAACTACTTCCGCTTTTAACGTAGTCTGCTACAGAAGTTCCATCAAAGAAGGCATATACTTGTACACCAGGTTTCATACGCTTAGCTTCAAAAGCAACTAGTCTTGTTCTCATAAATGGAACAAAGTTAACTTCAACTACACGGTCACCAACACTAAATCTAGATGTTACAACTTCTATAGTTTGGTTAACACCTGATCTTGTAGATGTACCAGTATTAAATAATCCGCTTGTACGACCACCAACACCACGCCATTCTTGACCAGTCCAGTTAGTTGACCATTCACCCCATACAGTACCTACCTGAGGCTGAAGGTTTGCCACCATCGCATCGAATTCACCATCGTTATTGATTACAACCTCTGGTCGTCTATCAACATCACGCCATTCATCAGTAGAAGGGGTAAGTGTTATACCACCCGTCCAGTTAAATACATCGTATGGGTTAACATTAATTTGACCAGAATACTGTCCCTGTGTTATGATAGCAGCAGATGTATATGGCAATGTTATTAAGTCACCAGTTTGTTGAGTTGTAGATGATGCATGATACGCAAGCGCAGCATTACCTTGAGCAAATGGAGGTCTTAATGTACGAGCCCTTAGATCTACAGCAGCTTTATATTCTGGAGAATTAGATCGTGACATTCTAGTATTTGAAAACGCATCTACTAAATAACCAGATTTCCATCTTGAATTATTATTACTATCTAAAACTTGTGTGTTCTGTGCTTCAGCTTCTAAGAATGAAAGAACAGAATAGTATTCTATTTGATTAATTCGCTTTTCAATTTGACCAATATCGCGCATAGTATATCTACGTTGATCTATAAATTGAACTTCAACCTCACCTGCATTTAATGTATATGCAGGAATAGTCATTGTATATAGGTGCATTGAATCAGATGGAATATCAGGTGCAGCTGGATAACGTGAAGGAACACCTGGACTTACACCAAATTCACCACCAGCATTTAAATAAACCTTATCAATCCTTGGCAAGTAAAACTGAATATCAGTTGAAAATTGTGTACCTTTAACTGGAGCGAATGACGTACTTGCGCCTGTTCCAGTGAAGTTAGCAGAACCATTAGCGACGCGAGGTCTAAAGTCAACAGCAGCTCTTAATTCTATATCACCTAATTTAGGAATAAGAGAATAATCTATTTGACCTGTATATGAATCAACTGAGAAGAAATCGCCTGACGAATGTGAGAAATATTTATATGCAACATCAAGTGCTACAGCAGCTGTATAATTTGATGTACTCTTTAATTTAATATGACCAAGAGCATAGTGAGTATCTTTTTGCCCAGTGTCTAAATCAAAATGACTTGTAACATCAGCACCACCAACATTTTCAGTTACAGATACTAATTCATATACGTCTGCATGACCAAGTGCTTGACCATCCTCATATCCAGATACGGCACCAGTATATCCTCCAGTCACACCAGCAGCAAAGGCTGTAGTGTTTGTAGTTGTTGTTTTAGTTTTATGTGTTAGGGTTCTGATCATAGGTGCAATTAATCTTACAGTATCACCTATAGCACCATCACTACCACCACCACCTAAATCACCAGTTGTTGGTAAACCAGATATGACAACAGTTGGAGGTGTTTGATTATTATCAATAGTAATTTGAGTAGAGGGGTTCGTAATCGCCTCACCACCATCACCGTCATTAGTATCATTTAATAAGATCCAATTTGTATTAGCTGACTTAGATCCAAACTGTTCACCAGCAGATGCAGCTGTAAATGTAGCAGTACCAGAACCTGATACAGTAGCAGAACCAACTATACGATTAGTATTATAACTAAAGTCATATACAGCACTCAAGTTTTCGTCTACTTGACCGTTAAGTGTTTTAATTCTTTTATATGGTAATTCGTATACTAAACTATCAGGTCCGATGTTATATGCTGTGGCTGCCGGTCCAAGAGAAGCTGAGGCATTTGGATCAGCGATCGTTGCAGCAAAGTTATAACTTGCCGCGCCATCTAATGTCTTTGCACCAGTCATTGTACCAGTAAATTCGAATATATGAACTCTGTATCTTGATGCAGATGTTGCACCATTACCTGAAACGCGTTCGATTGAACGAGCACGACATGTACCAAGAATAGTACTACCATTATTTGCTAAAATATTTATTACACCGAATGTAGTAATGTCAGGAGCTCCAGTCATTGCTGTAACTTCGATATAATTATTATGAGTTATCTCTGTAAGTTTATCTGTAACAACCTCAGATGTTCTTGCTTTATCAAAGTGTACATTAGTTGTTCCTAATGTTTGTATCTCATAACCTCTTACATAAGCCTTTGAAGGCTCAACAGCAAGTGTTAGTTTAGTTGCATCAGGACTTGCCGCGGTGTGTGCTTTAACAAGTGCTTTGAATGGATTAACATAGTAGTTACCAGATTCATCAAATGTTCTACGAGCTAATTCATCTTCAAGAAGATTATAATCAGAGGTGCGAGCGTTCTTAGTAACAATACCTGCTTCTAATCGAGCGATAAGAACAAAGTTACCACTATTAGCATTAACTGCCTGAGTACTTAGTACTGCTGTAATAGAATATCTATGTGCACCTGGAGCCGAAGCGTTAGGTGTACCTGTAGCATTATCATTTAGTGTTGTATCAGAACCTGAGCTGGTTAGAGCTTCAGTAACCAATAGACCAATATCAAATGATACGTCACTTGTATACTTAGATAATACAATAGTCTTGGCTTTAACCGTAACCATATGTTTCTTGATATAGTATATACCATCTTCAATAGATACAATTGAACCAAAACCTGTAGGGGTATTTGCATTAGCATCATTAGAACTTGCAACAGTAGCGGTCTTACTTCCTGCTGCTGTTAATGCAACACCATTAGCAAATACATCACCAGATATATATTGTACCCATATTGTTATAGAGTCATCACCTGAAGCTAGAGCTGCATGAATTACTTTTGCTTTATTACCACTAGGATCACTATATTCAGTACCAACTATATCGGCAACTAAACCAGTGTTACACGCTGATAGTCTTACATAGTCAAGCTTGTTATGCAAGTGAAGAGCACCAGGAACAACAACCGAACCATCTTTAAATACATGATCTCCAGTAGCAGATAGTTGATGTTGTAATGATGTTTGTAACTGAGTTAACTCTCTTGCTTGTACAGCCTTACCGGGTCTGAATAATACTCTTTGGTATTTTTCTTTAGGGGATAGTCCGTCCGCTCCTGCGGTCTCAAAGTCGTCCCAATATGGTTCTACGTTAAATGAAATTGCCATGCTTGTTTCCTATTTAAAATGCGATTACTAATCTTACTGTTTCTACCTGATCTGTTGCTCTGCTAGTTGCAGTTTTGTTTTCTATAAACATAACATCACCTGATTGATGATTAATAAGAGAAGCTGTTACTGCTGTGACATCTTTACCTGCACCAGATGTACCACTCTCACGAATATAATCACTTACAGTGAATGTACCATAACCAGTAGCTTCGTTTTGTATATAATGTATTACACCAGAGGTGGCATTATATTCAACAACAAAAGCCTTAGCGCCTGTTATTGTACCTTCGATTAATTGATCAGATGGGAATGTGTTACCCGTTGCAACCGTTAAGCTTGGACATGTATTATATGCTGTGGCACTTGCGATAGCACCAACAGTACCTGTACCAGTACTTGTTACAGCGATTGCTTTAAATACCGTACCAACAACGTAATCGGCTGGAGCTCCAGCAGTTGCCCAATTCGCTGCTGAACTATTACCTAGTGTTAAAATCTTATAAAATTGACCAATGACCATCGATGCAGCACCAGAGATAGCGGCTGAGTTAGCAGCTAAAGTAGTTGGATTTTTCAAGATGGCTATTTGTCTAAAATCGTTTGCGTCAGGAATAGAAGCTGACTCATCACCAGTAAATGCTTTATTAACTGTTACATAGTGAGAGCGAAGATCATTAGTAGGATCTGCACCAAATCCACCGACTGGACCAATAACTGGTCTCAATGCACCTGATGCGCCTGTGCCAGCTACTGTTACAGTAGCGTGAGTATATCCTGAACCAGGATTTGTAATTGTAGTACCTGTAATAATTCCACCAACTACTATAGCTGTGGCTGTAGCACCTGTACCATCACCTGCAATTGTAAGGATAGCTTCAGTAGTACCGTTAGCATATCCAGTTCCTGCAGTAGTTATTTTTAAATTATAAATTGCACCAGCAACAGCAGCTTCTTGTACACTCCATTGATTAATCAATGCTGCATCAGAGCCTGCTGCCGGAGCAGCTGTTATACGTCTAACTGGAATGAAAGAAGATGTTAAGAATTTTGTTACATCAGCATTTGGAATAGTAAACATATATTTCCACACATAACCATCAGCACCTGTAGCATGCACACCAGTAGTAACTACACCTAGTACATCTGGGTTTACTGAACTAGTTCCACCACCTGCTTTTAAACAAATGTAAACATTGTTGTTTTCCGAAACAACAAAATATACTTTGCTTTCTATGTTTGCATCTTGATCATCATATTCTATATATGTTGTACCACTCACCCATAAGTTTCTTGTTGAACTATGAACAATGTCTGTGGCATCAAGTCTCTTCATGGCAAACATGTTTTCCCATAAAGTATTTGATGTGTAATCGTTCTCATATGGTACTGTTGGAGTCGTGTCATCTGTCCAAGCATTTGGTCTTCCCAGTGCCATATAGAATTGGTTATCTGCTAAACTAGATACGAATTTATTCGTTGTATCTAATCTAAATTTACTTGTAATTATTGCTGACATATTGTCTCCGTTATATTATTATTTATACGTTGCTGTACAATGCTGTTCGTAATAGGTGATATCAGCATTCTGATCTACACCATTCACTATATATGGTCTGGTATACGTTCTTGTATATGGCTCACCATTATGCGTACCTAATGTACCGCATGTTAATTTCATAACCTCTTGGTTATGTTGTATTCTTATATTGTTATTTATACTATCCTGAAGTGTATACGAAGCAAAATTGCTAATTGGACCTAAATATCTGAACTTCATATTATCCCAATGGTTTTGCATACCTATCTTCTTCTTCTCTGAACTTCCATTAGCAAAGTAAGTCCAAGTTTTCTCTACGTAACTACCAACTTCATGGAATGAAACTGGTCCAATCTGAAGTGAAGGTAAGTTTATATTTATTAAACCAGCAGGATTTAACCAGCCTGGCTGTGCTTCATCATTAGTTGAAGTTAATAATTGAATGAATATTGAAATTTCACCAAAGAATATAAATCCAGCTGGGTGAATTAATCTTGTAAATGCATTCTTCCAATCAGCTACATTCTTACCAGTCTTTAATACATATGAAAACTTTTGATAATAGTAAGAGTCTTGTATATATTTTTTATCTGACAAGAAGCCATTCGCACTAGTGAACAAACCTTTAGGGTATGTTTTAACCACATCACCATTTGCTAGAGCACTAGTAAATGTTAATTTATATTTTGTTGTTGTATCTGAATAGACTGCCTCAACATAATCTGTGCCTGCAGTCTTATATACATCATTAACAAATACAACATCATCATCAAAGAACAATGGTTGAGCAGCATCATTATTTCCACTAACAACCGTAGGTGTACCAGATATTGTAATTGTATTCCAAGGGGTATAGTTACCTTGATTAGCTGTAATATCAGCTGCTTGATCTACCCAATCTCCATCAGATGGTGTTAATAAGTCTACGTATGGAAAGTATGTGTCAACCTCATCATCATAGATCGTTCTAAAGAATGATGTAATCGATTCAGGTGTACCTCTACTTCTATAAAATTCAATAAGATGTTTATAAAAAGTACGTGGATCTGTGGCGAAGTCTCTTGGTACGGCTATACCAATTTCATTCTGCAGTTCTGTAAGTAATTCTTCTTCTACATGATCAATATCTCTTTGGATGTCTAATGCATTTAAATAAAATCCAGATTTGTTTTGGCGTTCTAGATATAAAGCATATACCTTAATGAACTCAATAAGATCAGGATACGAAGTAGCTACATGTTCCGGTATTAAGTCATTGACATAAGATGATATATTATATTTACCAAGGGTAGACATTAGTTGCTCTCGGTAGTTGTGTAATCAATACCAGCAGTTGTACCGCCAGTAGCCATCGTATCTATCTCACCAGTGATTGCTGCACCAGATGTATCAATAGTTAATAATTCGTTTCTCATAGGTTTAATATCATTCGATGCTGGATTAACTTTGACATCGATAGTGGTAGTACCTGTAGGTAATGCAGTTGGATTAAATGCGTTAAGAGTAACTGTTCCGGTAGTTTCATTAACAGTACCAACATTGGTATTATATATTATTCCAGCAGTATCAACTATTTGGATAATTCGTGTCTCACTTGAAGTATCATAGAAGTCTTTTAACATACATTGTGCACCAGAGAATGTAAACATGTTTGATGTTACATAAGAACCAAGAGTTGATGTAGTACCATCTAAATTATCTAATTTTTGATTAAATTTAAGTGAATAAGTAGTTGCTGTACCAAGTGCTGGAGAAATCTTCTTTGTCATTCTAATACGAGTGATGTTAGATAGTATAGCAATATTAGTATCATCAATTTTCTTAGCAACATTTGATGATCTAAATACTCCACCAAAGCTTTTTAATACATCATTGTTATGTGCGATAAGTGTACTCCTTACTGATGTTGCCAAACTAGATGCAGTTACTGAAGCAAGGTTTGGATTAAATTTAAAGAAAACTTCTAAATTAATATGTGTGTACTCAGGGTCAAGAAGAACCGGAGTAATACTTACCACGTTTTTAGGTTTAAGAATTTTTGTAATGATTGTTGCTTTCTGTTCAGCAGTTAATACATCAGCTGACAAAGGTTTAATACTAACATACACCTTACCGTAATCAGGAACAATATGATCCTCTCCACCCCATACAGCAACAGCTTCAATATCAGCAAATTCATTTTTAATAATAGCTTTATAATCATCAGGTGTGACAGCTCTGTTTTGAGATACATGAGCAAGAGGGGCATTAAACTTAACTGCTTCTTTAGATTCTCTTGCAGCACCACCCGTAGCTTTAGTAACTAACGTGATTGTCTCATCAGTATTACCATTAAGTGTTCCAGACATAGTAAACACTGTAGCACCATTTACATTAGCTCCAGTAGGTATATGTGAATATTCTATTAGAATAGAATTACCATTGCCTGGTCTCTTACCAATAATATTATCACCAAATTTTATTTCATAATGTCCATCTCTTCCTTCCTCTAAGAAGAACACTTCACTAGCTCCAGTTAGATTTACAATATTTTTATTAAGAGTATATACTTTAGCTGCACTAGTAGAAGTTGAATCGGTGACTGTTACCTTAATTGATTTTGAGTTTACATTTGTCATAGGAATTATATATGATTCAAATGCATTGTTTTGATATGTGTATGTTATACTGGTTAATACACCTTGTTCAATTGCAATATTATTAAAATTCCAACCGGTACTTGCATCGAACACAATGTTATTTGTAACTGAATTAAACATTGGATATGTGACACCATTAATTATTGTTTGGAATGTAGTACCTCTTGGCATACTTAAAGGCAGAGGATTATTAGATGCATCATGGTTATACAATGGTGTGGCTGTTGTATCATAATTCATTTTAACATTGACAAAGGCAACAGATGGAGCAATAGATCTTGGAGTATATCCTAATAGTTTAGCATGAGATACAACTGAAGTTCTTAGCTGGGCCGTATCAAGGAATGTTTCATTCAAAGCGAAGTTTGCATTCATTGAATTAATGTGAGTTATATATGCTAGCACATCAATAATAGTTGACATAGCTGATCCATCGTAGTTATAATCATTAAAGGTTGTATCAGTTGCCTTCATGTATG